ATTATCTCCACCTGCACATAATTGCATACGAATCCATCCGTCACAAGAAAATGCCACTAATATGCCATAATTCACAGGCATATTGTCCTGTTGTGAGTCAAATTTATAAACTCCGTTTTTTACGTTATTGGCATCACCTTTCAAATTTAATCCAATTGCACTCAGGAAACCTGATTTTGACATTAATCCATCATTTTTTAAAGTAGCCGTTCCAATAAGTTCCGCCAGAACTGACGCAACCTGCTCTTTTGTCATCAATCCGATAGCATTTCCGGCGGCATTCACGGCCACAAAACTGGAGATGTCTTCCAAAGCTGGGAGAGCCAGTGTAGACTTCTTCAGCAGTTCCGTTTTCGACACTTTATGCGGAACGCCGTTTGTATCGTACACCTGTACCGTTTCACCATCTTCTTCCGTTGTCTGATTCTTCATACTTTCTGTATGTTTCAATAGATTGTCAGTTTCTTCACCTGTAAAGCTTAATACAAAATCTTCTTCTGCTGCCATAATTGTTTTTAATTTATAGTTATTAATGATATTACCAACATTGTATAGATTATAATTGCCTTGTCCATAACTAATAAAATCCCATTCTTTTTACTTCAAAGAAGAAAGCACCTCCCTGACCGGTACCATATGCCATGTAATTCAGGGAGAATTCCGTATCACTTTCGATGCTTACGTAATATGTCCCGGATGAAAGTCCGACTCTCATCATCGGAGTGACCATTACCATATATTCATCTTTAACTGTGCCCCACTGGGTTGGCATGGTTACTCTATATTCTTTGCTGGATACTTTGGTAAATGACAATGTACTGCCATCGAATGTGTAATACTTTTTTGAATCATCTCTTAAATCAACATAACCTCTGGCCAATACCTTATCAGGACGCCCCATTGCGTAGTTTACATCCAAATCTTCTCTGCATGTGACAATCCATCCATAGAAAGTATCACCAAGCCCATACCCAATCAGCTGAACTATCTCCTTGTTCAATATCAACTCATTGTAACTTCTTCCATATTCGTAGAACTTTGCATTACTTGATGAGATTGACGCCTCTCCTGTACCAATGCAGCATACGGTAATCTTTCTTCCTATCTGTTCTTTTCCTGTTGGTATTGAATATACCTTTGTCCAGGAACCTCCACCCTCAATAATGATGTTATCATTGTAGTTCGTGTTAAATGAATCGGATACCTTGGAAAATGGACTTCTAAGGGAGCCGCGCATAAGCACGTCCTCAAAATATCCATCAATAGCTGTAACATCAACAAATGTCGCTCTTCCATCCGTATCTATCGTTGAATAGATTTTTTTCCCATCACCAATTTCAAGTTTCTTGGCTTTGATGGCACCGGCAATCAATTCTGATGTGATGATGACAGCCGCATTTATCAAGTCCGTATTGATAACCCCGCCTTTTATTATAGTCCTACCTGCCAGCGCTTCACCAACCAGGCTTTCCCATCCATCATATCCGATATACTGGGCCATACGGTCATTCACCTGTTCGGCGAAGTCCAAAGCATCGTCAAAATTTGACATACCGTTACCGCCCAGTACTTCAATCATTCCTTCAACACGCAATCCCTTTGATGGTGAATAAAGGAAACAGCCATTCTTTCCTTCATGGCCGATTTGGAATCGGCATTCTTTCGTAACTCGGTCATACCTTGCCGTAAGTATGTCTCTCTCGCTTAATGAATAAGAATTTATTCCCTGATAGAATGTCAGATATGGCGCACCATCTCCATATGCAGACAACACGATTGCAGCCTGATAGTCCGGGTCGGCTATGTCTCCAAGTTGTACCATCACGTCACCCACTTTGGGTATATCGCTTCCTTCGTCACAATGATTCACGGATACATCTATCCAGTTATCACCAACATTTTCCACCAGACGCCACCAATAGTGATTGGATACGCCGTCATATGCGCCTTCCTTAATATTAAAGGACTGTGAGCGTACTAAATTCCCTGGCTTAAAACGATTTTCTATGGCTTTCTCACCATCATCTGCAAGGAAGTAACAGCGATAAACAGAACCATAAGTTCCAGGAGATGAGTAACCTCTTTTCCCGTCTGAGAACTTGACTTCTTTACCATCCCTGAAACGAATTCCCTTTTTTTCTATAAACTCGACCTTAGTAATCGTAGCCCGTGCTCCGCTGGCGTTGAACATGAAGGAAGCTCCGGCCAGCTCGGTCTCCATTATTGAAAGTAACTGGAAGATAGCTTTCTTGCGCACGTACAGTTTGTCAATCCATCCGACAGACTCGCCGCCCTTTTCTGAAGAGAATGACATACCAGCACCCATCATACCAGTCACGAAGTCAATTGATTCCAGGAAAGGAGATATGATACCGCCAAGAAGCTTAATGAGATAGTTTGTCTGGTCTTCCTTGTCCTTTCTCAATAATGTTGCAAGTGACCGTTTTGCCGAAAATACGTTACTGTCCGATGGGGCAGTAGAATCATTGGTCTTAATCACATATATGCTACTTCCTCCGCCTCCAACATAAGTATGCCCTTTATACGTAATCGACTCCAGTTTCTCTTCCACATCATTAAGGCGAGAGTAGGGCATACTTTCCCCAATAGTATATACCGGAGAATCCCATGGAATGTCAAGGTTAAACTCCCATCCGAGAACACGGCTTTCACGGCCATTCTCAAAAAAGGCTTTATTGACCAGGTTTATCTTTTGCCCGAACTCGAAAAAGCGTTTCAGCTTGTCTTCATTAACCCATTCTGACCGGAGGGTAGTGTAGTATGTACCATCGTCCTTTTTTCGCTGGTCTGCTATCTTCTGTGCCTTCTCTTTCAGTTCCTGCTCCGCGTCCGGAATCATTTGTACAGAAACAAACTTTGGATCAAAACCGGAAAGGATATACTTGTCATCATTTTCAGGATATATGGTATCATCCGGCAATGGACGTCCGTAGTCTTCGCTGCGGACAATTTCCCAAAGCTGGCTTCCGTTGTTGTCCGGGTCAAAAATAACACCGAACTCCAATCCATTCATTTTGCCGGACTGAAAGATAATTGTCAGCTCTTGTCCCGGAAGTCTGTAGTCCTTGGAGAAATTCAGGCCAGTATCACGATAGCGATAGTAAGTCACGGTTTCCTGACCTCCGTCTTCATTTGTAACGGTTTCCGTCCTCGTAGATACACTTGACATCGTATTTTCAAGTCGGGGATATACCTCGTCAAATACCACGATGTCTTCAATTGCTTCTTCCTGGCTCATGTCAGGATACACATCTATGTATGGCGTACCAGCGGGAAGCATAAGTCGTCTTTGCACAACTCCGTTTACTACCGTCTGCTCTTCAATGGGACGGTAGTTCTCAGGTATGTTTCTTGTAGATCCGAATGCATAAATGCGGGTGGCATAAGTGCCTTTGCTCTCACTGCGAGTCATGGCAGACGCTTCAACCCCTAACTCGATTTTGACGGCATCACCGAATTCGTTTCGCCCAAAATGAATTACGTTGTCCGTTATCCAGCAATCACAGTTCCACTTATCCTCACCCGCCATTGAGAATAAGGCATCCAGCAGGTTCATATTGTCATACGTCATTGCAACTGCCTTATTCTCTACTGTTGAATCTATTTCAAATACGAATTCTTTTCCCTTATAGGTATATCCCAAAGCTTTCAGGTTACGTAAGAACACACCAAGCTGTACATCAAGGGCTGCGGTGAGAGACCATGACGCTTCATATCCAGCATGTTCAGGAGTGTATTTGAAAATTTTGTTTTTCCACTTCCAGTAGTAAGCATCCAGTTTCAGCTCATAATCATATCCAGCGGTAGAAGCATTGAAAGAAGGTTTCTGCAAGTCAGTTACCTCATATACTTTTGAAAGTAATCCGCCCAGAGAATCATCCAGAACCCCAGAAAGGTCTACATAGTCACCAAGTTTAAAATATATAGGTTCAGGCACGGAAAAGGGGAGAACGATGTAGTCCTCTTTCATCAGTGTAAACTTTCCCTTCGCCCCTTTGTTGATAGGGGTAGAGAACCTTGTTTTTCCGGATATGTCCTTAATTTCAATCATATCCCCAAAGTTCATAAATAACAAATGGAAGCCCTAAAAATCCGGACTTCCATTTGAAACAATAAAGGAAATGTTTGTTATTCGCTTCTGTCCATGGGATTCGGTTCGCAAAACTTACTTGAAACCTTACCGAAACACCTGTCAATACTTAACCCGTAAGAGATGCTTTTCCCCAGGTAAACCAGCTTGAAGACTTCGCTCCCAAGAGCGGGGATTTTGATGTTTACGGCTCCCTTCTCCAGTTCTGACTGAAAGGCTTTCTTCTTTGTCCGATAGTCACCTTCTGAGCCTCCTTCTATTGTGAACTGGAGAGTGATTTCACGCGATGCTACTTTTGCATTGTCGGTTATTATTCGCTTCCCGTGCTCCAGACGGCTCTCATCTTCGATGTAGTCTTTCATCTGGTTGAATCCGTCGATAGCATCGAGAAAACTGTCACCCATGCGGACACCCCATGTGCTCCAGGCATCCTTCCCGTTAATAAATAAATCTCCTGTCATAGTCTTGCTGTATTACGTTTCACTTCGGCAATGTCGGCCTGCATTTGTTTGATAGGTTTGACAATTTCGCCTGTGTTCTCTCTGATTTGCTGTAACTCCAAATAGGAATTGGCCAGGATAGTACGTGTCTCGTCGGCAATGTTGTACAGACCGGTCACTTGTGAAGTCAAGGAACCGATGGAGCCTCGCAGTTCGGTAATAGCTATCGTTTGCTGCTGTTCTGCCGTCTCAATACGAAGATTGGACTCATATACGGCTGTAAACCGTCCGCTCAGTTCCCCGGCATCCTCGTGCGTCATTTCCGTACCGAATCCACGGCTGGAAGCTGACTGCTGTCCTTGCGCTTTTTTATTGTCATACCCTACAGCGGAAGCAATATCATCGCGTTCTTTGATAGCATCACTCACGATTCCATTCCATTTGCCTTGTAAATAATTAAGTTCATTATCATCAAGGGTTCCATCCTCCATTCTTTTGGCAAAATCTTCATACCATTCATTCAATCTGTCATAGTACAACTCTCCAATCTTGTTTGAAAGCATGGCTCTCATGAAATATTCAGACATGTTGTCGGCAAAATCTTCGGCAGATGCATCCATATCCATTAGCGTATCAATGAAACTGTCATACATCGAATCGAATGTCATTCCAGTGAGTGATTCATTGAGTTGTGTTTCCAGTTCTTCAATTTTTCCGGCTTGCTCAATGTAATCATCCAGCTTTTCAGTCAGCCTACCTCCATAACCTCCCTTACCAGTATTCTGTATCTGCGCCCACATATCTACATTCCCCTTCAAGAGTTTCATTTCTTCAGGAGAAAGATCCCAAAGACTTCCATTCCAGTTCCTTCCTATTTGATTGCTGAAATCATTTATTTGGCTTTGTGTGAATCCTCCCCAGTAATAATTCCAGCTATGATGGTTTCCTGAATAACGGGCTTGTTCCTGTGCTATTTTCAGATAGTTTGCGTTTTGCTCATCTTGATACTTCACGGCTTTCCTTGCAGCATTGACTGATATTGCACCTCTTCCGGCTTTTATGGTGTCATTCAGTGCGTCAATACTTCCCTGAAGTGCTTCATTTCTGTCTGTCAGTCGGTCTATAGCCTCCTGCACCTCCTTGGCATTGCTCCCAATAGAAGTAAGTTTACTGAATCCACCGAAAGAAATAGCGTCAAAAATGCTTCCAATACCTTTCATTAAGGATTCTCCTATAGATACGAACAAATCTCCGGACAGCACATCTTCAATGATTCCAGACACAGCACTGAATACGGAGTCAAGGAGTCCGCTAATTACTATACTTATCCCATCCTTGAATATGTCAATTATAGAAAGAATCCATCCGACAACGGGAACGCTTTCAAGCGAATCAGCAAGTTTTCCAGCAGCCCCACCAACTCCTTTTCCTGCTTGAATCAGTCCATTGTAGATATTTGTGAGTCCTCCGGAAGTTATCTGTTGCAATCCCTGTACCACGTTATCCATATTGGCTTTTAATGCAGTGGCTGTTTCAGACATTCCTTTCTGTGCCTTTTCAACATTTTCTGACTGCATTTGTACATTTGCAGATGCCAAATCAGCATTGCTCTGTGCATTTGCCAATGCTTCCTTTGCTGCATTTTTCTGCTCTTCAGTACCGTTTTTCAACGCATTCTCATATTCTTCCTGAGCTGTGACAAGACGCTCCAATGCATCCGCTTCCTGCTCCTTAGCAAGATTAAGACTTACAACTGAATTTTGATATGCTTGTACATTATCACCAAGTTTCTTGAAATCCAACCCTCCTGCACCTCCAAGAGATTTTTCCATTTGATTAACCGCATCAACAATGGCTTGCTGGCTTGACGCGTCTGAGTTTTTGAACTCATCGGTCTGCATGTATTTCCTGGCATCTTCAAGAGCAGGTTTAATCATATTGGAGAACATTCCTCCGAACTCACCAAACACTGTTACCCAATCTATATTTGCCTTTAAAGCATTTGATTCGATACCGGAAAGTTTGCTGTCCCGTTCTTTCCCTAACCTTATCTTTTCGGCATTTGTTTGGGCTTTGGCTATCTTGTCGGCATATTCTTGTGCAATGGCATACTTACGCTGTTGGAACGTGCCATATTCCTGAAGATAGGAATTTAGTGCATCCTTTTCAGCTTGAAGCGATTCAATATCTACTTCATAGAAAGACTTATTACGCTTTGATTCTGCATTGGATTTCATCACTTTCACTTCATCAATCTCACCATATTTGGCTTTAGCCTTGTTGTAAGCATCAATCTCTTTCTGGTAATCCAGTTCAATCTGTCTACGTTTCTTTTCAGAACCTTCTTCCATCAGGTTGATTTCTTCCTGCTGATTTGTTCTGCGAAGCTGAAGGAGTTCTTCTGCAACCTGTTGCTGCTCTTTCTTTTGTCGCTCGGCATCTTTCTTCGCATTATTCTCTTGTTTGGCCAGAGTGTCTCCTGTTACACCACCGAGCGATTTATATGATTTTTCTGCTGCTTCCAACTCTTCTACAGCTTTCTTATAAGCAGATTCAGTGCCTTTTTTAGCATCCTCTACGGCCTTTAATTTTGCTTCGTAAACAGCTTTTGCTTCTTTATATGCTTGCTGATACGTCTTTTCCGATGCTTCTCTTTGCGATTCCAGGCCAGATATGGTGCCGTCAATCCCTTTTAACGCTGCTTGCGCATTATTGAACCGTATTTGAACGTCAATAGGAATTGTTGCAAAAGGAAAATTCTTAATTTTTTCTTGCTCTTCCTGCAATATTTGTCTTGCTATATTGTATTCGCGTATAATCTGCTCACGATTACTTCTTGCTTCCATCAGCTTGACTTCAACAGGTTTCGAGTTTTCCTCTGTTTCCTTTTTCAGTCGATTATATTCGCTCAAGGCTGATTTCCACTTGTTAAGATTTGCTTTTGCTGATTCTATTTGTGAAGCAATTAATGGGGCACCTTGCCCGGCATTTTTTAAAGAAGCATTTAATGATTTTATTTTCTCCTCCCATTGTTGTATATTCTTTAGTATGTTTTCATAACTGTTCTTGTCTCGTTCCTTATTCAGTTCTTTATTTGCTTCTGCAAGATTGAGTACAGCCAGTTGTTCACGGGTATAAGCAGAAGAAAGTGCAGGAGAATACCTTTGCAGTTCCTCATAGGCCTTTATCTTTGAAAACTCTGTTTCTGTCTCATCTTGGATAACGCGTATCAGCTCTTCTATCTTTTTCTTGCGTTCCTCTTCCTGATTCGCAAAATTCTTTTGTTCTTCATTGAATTTTTGCTGTGCCTTTTCCGATGCGGTTGTGCTGTCATGAAAGGCCCACATAGTAGCAACAAGCCCGGCAAGAACCGTAGCTACCAGTACATACGGGTTAGCTTTCATAACCGTATTCAAAGCCTTTTGGGCTATCGTTTGAGCTTTAGTAACCAGTATTGCAAGTTCCATTCTGGCCGTTAATGTATCCTGAGCTATTCGCACTACAATAAGAGCGGTTTTATATGTCCCGTATGTAGCAATCAGTCCTATCAAAATCTTACCAACAGTTTCATAGTTCTCAATAAGACCTTTCAATCCTGAAATACCTGCAGAAGCAATTCCCTGAGTATCTTTTCCAATCTCATTCAACATTGTATCCCAAGCATCTCCAAGGTTACTCAACTGACCTGTAAGAGACTTTGACTGTTCTTGCATCAGGTTATAATAGATTCCTGATTCACTAGTCATATTTTTGAAGGCCTGTTCTACTTCTTTAAATCCTACCTTGCCTTCCTTTACTAAACCGGAAACTTCATCTTTTGTCACACCAAGCACTTTTGCCAGTTCCTCGTAGATGGGAATACCACGTCCTGCAAACTGACGAATATCGACAGCATAGGCCCTTCCTTGCGTCCTTAATGTGCCATAGAGATAGGCTATTTCACTAAGCTGGGAGCCAACACCGGCGGCTACATTCCCCAACATTACAAGCTCATCACCCACATTCTCGGCTGACGAGCCATAAGCAATCATTTGCTTGGCAGATGATGCCACCCCTTGAAGGTCAAAGGGCGTCTTTGCGGCAATATCCACCAGTTCCGACATCAGTTTATCTGCTTTTTCCTTACTTTTCAGCATGGTTGAAAAAGCAATTTCAAGCTGCTGGAATTGTCCTCGTACATTGACAAGTTCTGTGGCAAAGTTTTTCAAGGCAGTTACTCCACCTATTACACCAAGTACTTTGGTTAAGGAAACGGACATCTTTTCATTTGCTTCGACCGTTTCGCCGGCTTCTTCCTTAAAAGCTGCATATTCATCCTTCAGTCTCTTTACTGAAAGACGGGCTTCTGCCTGCTGTTGAGTAAGTCCAAACAAAATATCTTTCTGCTCCCTTAACTTATCGGTTTGAGCTTTTATCTGCTCCGACATACCGCTGGTATTACCACCCGACTTTACAGTTTCTCGGTATTTCTCTTTCAATAAAGTAAGCTCATTTTGTAATTGCCTAATGACACCCCTTTGTGAAGTAATATTTGCAGAGAGGTTGTTTACTGTTTGTGAAGCGCTGTAAATTCCATTTTTGAAATCACGCTCCATTGTAGCTCCAACTTTAGCCGCCTCGGTTACCAGCCCCATCATTTGTTGGCGAGCAGATGCCAATTGGGTTTCCAAAGCCTTTGCCGCTGCCGGAGATTTGTTCACGTCCATCTTTTTGAGTTGGGCTTCCAGCTTTTCACATTCTTGTCTTAGCTTTACGACCTGTTCCCAGTCACTTGATACACGGAATACGAGTGTTGCCATAAATAAAAATCTAAATATTAATGCTTAAAATTATGATATAAGCAAATAGTATTCAGACTTTTTGAAATAAAAAACGAAACAACTTGGCAATTGTCGTGTAATTTAACTTCTATTTTTGAATAATTAGACTCCATCTCGGAATAGAACAAAAAAGGCGCACCATTATGATGCGCCCGATTGTCAATTTGTTCTTTAATTTATATCAGAGCCTCACGGCTGGAATATCAAAACTTGACATTTGCCATTCTTTTAAGTATCTCATTGTATTTTGATTGTATGATAGCTCTTTGCTTTTCTGATGCTGTAATTATCTTTCCTTTATACTTTCGCATTACAGATTCATTTATACCTATTTCCTTTGCAAACTTACTTGCATTAATAAAAGGGAACGCTTCAAAAAATCCACTTAAGTCATACACATACTCCACAGAATAGCCAGCTTTATACCAACTTGGAAATTCACCATGTTTTTCTTTGTAATATTCTGCCTGTTCCTCTAAAACAGAAATAAAGTCCTCTTTCGCTTCTTGTTCTGTAAGCCCAAAGCCATACGCACCGTTTACATCTTCAGAATAGATAGAAATTCCTCCATCATCTGCTTTTTCAATAATAGCCTGAATCTTCTTCATAATCGTGTATTTTAAGTTTTGTCAATTAAATGCACCCACCGAAGTGGGTGCTGTTCTTTTACTTCTTTAACCCCGCCTTTTTCATCATGCTGTCAAGAGTACCTTTAGGTATCTCTTTGGCTGGATGTCTGCCTACAGGGATAAAGTAGTCAAAGTCGGGATGAACATACTTGTGATGTTTCTTTCCCTTTTCGATTGTCCAGCCTGCTGACTCAATCAATTTGTAAAACTCTGAAAACTTCATAAATCAAAGAACTTTTAATTGACAATGCAAAGGTAACATTTTCGTTACTATTAAGCAAGCTTTGTAACGTAAAAAAGTAACGTTTCTGTTGCTTTTTAACATTCTAATAGAGCCATATCTATTTCTTGTTTCTTCTTCTGCGTGAAGCCATATCCTTGCCTTTCACCTTCGTGACTTTTGTCCCGGTTACAGTATGAAGCTTGTCACGCTGCATTAATACTAAATTCCTGTATGGTATCTCATAGACCACTTCCCGGTATGACAGATGCAGATTTTCCATGAACGATGCAATCTGCCCCAAGAGAGTTTCATTGCCTACAACCTCGGTTTCGCTGCCAGTAGACTTACGTTCCTCGCCAAGCTGACAGCTTTGAGAAAAACCTTTGAGTCAATCATAGAGAGTGCTTCATCTAAAGCATTTACGTTTTCTTCGTATGTTCCTTTGGCTAACTCTTCACTCAAGTTTTCGTCACCAGCTATCAGCCAGGAAAGAGCCCTGCTGTAGGCCTCACTTTCTCCCAGGGAGAGAAGAACTTCTTTCAAATTGTCTGCTTCTTGTACACCTGACAAATGGGAGATTGCTCCGGCCAGTTTGTTGATAGTAGGAGGGTAGACCGTGTAGGCTTTCCCAGCGACAAACACCGTTCTGAAATCACTTCCGATAATGGATTCAGTTACTATTTTTGCTCCTTGATTCATTCTGATAAAAGATAAAAATTAAGGGGTGAAGCCATAAAGCCCACCCCTGTTATGGAATTCAATCTCTACCTATTGGATAGGCATTAAGCACCTGCTGTTACTTCAGATGAGTCAAACCAGTATTCCGGTGCAACTTCTGCATTTTGTGGTTCCAGTTCCACCGCACTTACAGGAATACCGACAGCCTTGTCTGTTGTGGCTTCACGTGCACCGATGTCAGCACGGGGAATCACACAATACTGGTCATCGTCAGTCAAAGCGACAAGTAACTTCTCAATGTTTACCTTGCCTCTTGCTCGTTTCCAACCCTTATCAGTGTTAATAATATCACCACCCATAAGGTCTTTCTTAGTAGGATAGTCGTATTCTCCAATAGTGAAGTTTACAGTAACATCACCCATTTCCTTATCACTTCGATAAGTCTGATTCGTGAGCTGGTTCTTGTAATTTGTACGACTTGCTTCTGCTTCTTCAATCGTCCATGTATCCTGATGGATATTCTTGATTTCTTTCAATGCTTCACCCTGTAAAAGAGTATGCAAGGCTTGTCCTGTCAAATCTGCGGTAATCTCGCTTGTTTCGCCATACCAAAGCTTCTTGATATTCGCGGCTGTGACTTTCTTTGCTTCTGCCATATTATTTCACATTTAAAACTTCAAACAAAATTCTTACATTCACATAGTGACACTTTAAAGCAGTGTCCTCCTCCGTTCCAATTGATTCGATAGAATAATGATAGGTTGTATCGTCATAGCGACCGGTAACACCGTCAAACAATCCCTGTGCCTGCTTCTCCAGTTCGTTCAGCCGGATGGTATTGGCTTCGCCTTCCTTCAAATCGGGAACACAAATGTTCACCTCGACGAAAGATTTCTTCCAGTATGTGCCCGGCTGTTGCTTCTTGGCGTGAATGACAATCCTTTCGGACTTTATCGCCCCTGTCAGCTTCTTGCCATGGGGAACGATATCAATCCCGCAAGACTTGCAGTCACGGTAGAGAATGTTCGCTATGTCAGTAGTTACTATCATACAATAAGATATTGAATATTATTATCATACTGAAGGAATACATGAAAAACCAGTTCTCCAAGTTGAACAGTACCTGCAAATCTTTTGTCTGACAAATCTTTATCAGATATATTTTGTCCTGTTGCATACATAAAAATATCCACTAAACACAATTCTTTTTGACATTCATCTACTACTGCCCACAAGCAAATTGCATTCCGTTGTGCTTGAATAGATAATATTCTTGCTCCGATAGGCAGACATAATTTTGAGTGGTCTGCGACCATCAGTTCATACTTGAATATTCGTTTCATTTGATTTCCTCCTTTAATCGTCTCTCAGCATATATGGCTGCACCAGTCAAGACTTCGTAACCTTTGGATTCAACGAACGAAGCATATTCAGCTTCATTCCTTAACTCCAGTCCATCATCCTGAACTGAGTATTTGTTTGACTTACGGAGCGTTCCGGTCCGGTTCTGGTAACTTCCGTTCTTCACAGCGTAATCGACAGCTTCCTTGCCAACTTTATCTTCAACAGATTTCACCTCGGCATAACCTTGGTCGAAAAAGCTGTCCACGTCCGAAAAATCAAACTTTACAGCCATATCTCTGAGTAACCAAAATAGTTAGTATTTTTTACCGTATAAACCTTGCCAGTTCCCCTGGTATTATCGCCATCCATACATCTGACTTCATCGCCAGCCTTCAGGGAGGTTTTCTTTTCACAGACTATGTGATAGTTCGGTCGGTACACCTCGCCGTTCTCCGAAGTAAACTCCTTGGTGGAGTTATCATCACACCGGCACTTACATACGTCCTGCCAGCTTTCTCCACCGGTTCCGGGAATAGGCCGGCCGAACTCGTCTGTTTCCATTGGAGTAGTAACCTTGATTTGTAATATATGTGGCGCGAATATCATAGGAATCTGACTTTAGGTTTATCTGACAGTGTGTCTTCAAGGCCATACTTCTTGCACAAGAATGAGTAGTATTCCTTCAAGCCTTTGGTGTCCCAGGACATAGAGAAACCGTTCTCGCTGATGGAAGTAGCACGAAGTAGAAGAGAGGGGATAAACTTCGCCATAGACACCGAAACAAGTCCGATGTTTGACGGGCCCATCTCATCCTCTCCGCTTACTTCTGAAGACAAACTTATCTCCAAAAGGTCAGCCTCCGACAAGTTGATGCCGAAGGTCTGAAACTTCTGTGATATGTAGTCGTTTACTGTCATGCGTTCATGGTTGACAAATCAAAGTTCACAATCAGATTCGGGTTCGTAATCTGAGGAATCCACTCTGCAGTGTATTCCAAATAACGACCGTTCTTGTCCTTGTAACCGGAAATAAGCATATCACCGTCTGCCTGGGTGTAGTTACGTCCCGGTACGCCGTCCACTGCTTCGTACGGAGTGTGGAAACGCATATAACCGACCTTATCCTGCGGAAGCAAGGTGATACGGTCGTCTGCATAAATCTGCACGTTCTTCCCGGTCTGGTCTTTCACGTAATCTTCCTTGATTTCAATGGCCGGAAGCCCGATGCCAGTGAATACTTGGGAAGCCAGTTGAGATGTAATCAAACCAGTTGAAAGATACATCTCATTTCCTGTAAGCTGCATCTTGAACTTGTCACCAAACTCAGCCGACCCGATGATATTCTTCACGAAAGTTCCTCGTGACATAATCATCTTCTGGAAATTACCGTAGTCCGCTTTCAGTGCATTAATCTGCTGCTGCAAATAGGTGATGAAGTTCGTCTTCGCACCAGTATCAGGCTTGATGAACTTGAACGGCAATTCAATGTTGAGAAGGTCAACGCCTCCGGCATTGTCGTCCTTGTTCTTAACAGCTGCTTCTCCGGTCATCAGAAGTGAACCTACGATAATATCCATGCGCTTGTGAGCTGCCAAAAGTACCTGGCGGTAATCGTCATAGATGAAATTCACGATTTCCTGCATGGCTGCTACCTGGTCAGCAGGTTTAGCTGCGTTAAACTTGTCAATCAAGTCCTGAAGTTCGGACAGGCGGTCAATGGAAATCTGGTAAGCATCGCCAAGATAAGCGATTTCACCATATCCTGAACCGATATTCCGGCGTTCACGGATAGGCTTCTCGCCGTATCGTGAGTTAATAGAACCGGCCATCACTCCAGTAACCTGACCGATGTAGTCCTTGAATACACGGGTAGTCGTTCTACGGAAATCAAGATACTGCTGCCAGTAGATTGTATCCTTACGAGTCTGAAGGACGCGCTGGATAACGGCGTTTACGATATTGGGGTCATTAAACAGAGTATGAATAGTTAGCATCATGTTTTACCTCCTTTCTTTATTTGCTTGCAATTACACCTGCTGTTCTCAAAGATGCCAGAAGGGCATTCAATTTTGTATGTGCATCTTCCTGCCCAGTAGCATCATCCACTTTAACACCCTGCTTTACACCTCCGAGAGCAGAAGATGTTGCTGCAGACAAAGTGAATTTGTTGGCTTGGGATGCGATACCATCCAATTTAGCTTTGTCTTCTTTACTCATCAAGCCATCTTGACTGGAAGACGCTTTGGCAACTACAGCCTTTCCACTTTGAGTAACGTCAGGAGCGTTGAACTGGAAATGCGGCATGTTGGCCTTGTCAATGTCAGAGAAAGGCATAACCAATTTGGTAGGCTCAATCTCGAATGCTCGCATCAAAAGAGCAACTAATACAATTCCTTCTTCTACTTGTACTCTTCCGTACAAGGCTGAGTTAGCAATGACTTTCGGAGTTGTGCCGCTTACCGCTGTAGCTTCATAGAGTACAATACCAGCTTCCAATGTTTCGCCAAAGTCGGCAGACAGCGTCAACTTATCGAAATCTTTGTTTGATTTGTCAATACTGTTGATGGTAGCCCCATGAGAACCATTACCCAGATGCATACCCACATAAGCCAAAGAGTTTTTCTTGATTTTCAATGTGGTATTGGAACCGGTGGTAAACTTTTCATAGATTTCTACACGGATAGCCACCTGAGCGGTCTTCTTCACCAAGTCGGCGGCAATCGGTATGAAGGATGGAAGAAACGAACCAGCGACAAGGTTGGCCGTATCCAGCTTGTAAGACCCTCTGCGTCTTACACCGGTAGAAACATCATAGCGTTCCTCGATGGACGGTTCAGGCTCAATGTTGTACTTAAATCCTGCTGACATAAATTACTTGTTTTGTTGTTCGACAATAGATTTTGTGTCCGCCTCAATCATTTTGGCGAACTCGCTCGCTTCCTTCTCCTGCTTCTGTTCGGCAGTTTCAGGAGCTTTGGAGAACTGAAAACCGTTGTTAGACATATCCTGCTTCATGTCCTTGAAATAAGTGTCCAAGTCGGTGTTTTCGGGAATGTTGCGGTCTTTCAGCATAAATTCGGGAATACCGTACTTCTTCGCCACTACTGAAATCTGAGAATTGCGCTGCGCCTGCGCTTCATTTTTCTCCATTTTGGCCAGCTTGTCGGCAAACGGCTTGATACCGGCGGCGATGCCATCGGCAATCATCTTTGCGATGTCTGTCTCCTGCGGCTTTGGAGGGTCGTTTGGTTTCGGTGGTTCTGGTTTCGGATTCTCGATTGGTTTTCCGTCTTTCAGTCCATGCTTCTTCTCGTAGTTTGAAACAGCGGAAGTCTGCGCCTGTCCTGCACGGAAATCACCATAGTTTTGCATCACGTCCTGAAATGAGATACCCTCAACGATGGAGGTCACCTTCGTTTCGTCCGTTACACCCTCTGCCTTCTTTGTGGCGATACGGGTGAGTGTGGCAGTGTCCACCCCAGCGAATTTCTGTTGCAGTCCTGCCAAGATTTGTTCAAAGATTGTCATACCGTATGAGTTTGATTAATAATTTCATACGGTAAATTTACTTATAGAGAAAGGGAAGGGGAAATTTTAAGGCTAACGATACGAAACAATTGGGAGAATGTTCGTTTTTAGACAAAAAGAAAGCGTGACTACCTAAGTAATCACGCTAAACTGATTATTTATTAAGTTATCAATTTGTTCCTTATACTTCCACGCGTTAAAATAAATATCGGAATTAGATTTAAAATAAACTGCAATGTGTAATTTATCCACGGACGATTAAAGAATATAGGTAATAGCCCGAACATCCATTGTGTTACCCCAATTAAAATGGACATTCCACTAATCCCTATCACCATTCCTAATATTAAACCCCATTTATTTTCAGGTGGAGCAAATGGAGATATTATAAGCATAAACAAAAATATTATTAACCATATAATCCAAAATAAAGAAGAAGATACTGTATGCAAAATTTGATTTCTTTGGATATTTTTCCTATCGATTTCTTGCATATTATTAGAAATCTTATCTTCTAATGTAGACTGATTATCAAATAATTCAAGAAATTGCTCTACTACTGTTTTCCTATTAATAAAATCATATTTCATTTCATCAAGTAACTTACAAGTTATTGTATCTTGCTTTAATGCTACTTTTGTTTTTTCAATTTTTAATAAATAATCAAGTTCTTGAGAATTTATGTATAAGTAAGAAAATCCTACAATATTATCAACAAACAATATTGATAATATTATCAGTATAGTGATGGATATTTTTCTTGGGACTGAAATTCTTTTATTTTCAAGGAAATTCCATATTTTAGAAATTAGCTCAGACATAAAATCACAACAAATTTATAGCAGACAGTTCTTCTGTCAGAGCATTAATACCTTTCTGAATCTTCTCCAACTGCTGTTTACGTGGTTTGTGTACTCCAGCCGCATAATGCCACAACTGGCGTTCATTGATTCCGGTTATCCGGCTCAAAGCAGCTTTGGTAAAGATACTGCTGTAATAGTTGATGAAGGTGGCAGCATCTATCTTGAACTTCAATGTGAACTCTCCCTGCAAAATTTCCACTGGAGCGATGTTCATTTCATTACATGAATCCAAGTAAAGTTCAACAGCCTCCTTCATGTTCTTTTCGATTTCCTTCACGTCGTTACCGACAGTAATCACCGGAGCACCTTCAATATAGGCACTAAGATTATTTCCAGCATGTTCTACAATCACTTCTACGATTTTCATACTGACCTCCTTTTTATCGTTAAACAAAAGAGGCGGGGGCTATTTTAGCCCCGCTTGCCTCAGAATGTTGTAATAAGTGCCTTTCTCAACGCCTTTCTTGCCGTGGTCTGGGACAATCACTACATGGCTACCATCAGTGTAAACCATGTGACTGCCTTTCTGCCTCACGAACCAAAAGCCATTTTCAGTAAGCAGCGTTACAACGTCTTTAACTGATTTGTAGCTCATAGCGTTTAAGACTTAATTACGATGCAAATATAGTAAAATAACGAATAATTACAAAGAAGTATTCATGTTTTTACTATGATAAAGAAAATAGCGATACCTCGAAAGATACCGCTACTCAATTGGTAAATATTTTAGATTTATATCATTCTGTTTTGTATTATCCCCGTAAATATTCTGACTGGGTTGTTCTATTCTTCAGATTTACTGCTGGAACTTTTAAGAGAGGAAAGCTGTTTCTGCTTCTCGATGTCGTTCTTCTGTTTCTCAGATTGCTCTTCCTTGATGGCTTCAATCTCATCCATAACTGCATCCACGTTCCCCACGAAGGTGATGGCCCGCTGTTGCGACCAGATTTCACCGTCCTTGGCCTTGATAGCTGTGTCTATCTTGTCTTTGATGTCCTCCAGTTTATATGGCTGCATCTGCACATCCACGTCAATAGTCTCGGAGGCTTCTTCAAGGGTGGAATTCACGGAACCCAACGCGGAGACAAGGAAATTTACACGTCGTTGCATGAACTCGCCGACGATCTCGTTCAGATTTTCTACGTTAAGGTGGGTGGACATAAACACATAATCGAAAGTCACACCGGAAACGGCGTTTCCTGTACCTTTCAGGGAGTCAAAAGAGATTCTGGGTGTATTGGTCAGTCCATATATCTGGCTCAGCAAGGTTTCTACCTCGAACTTGACAGTATCAGGTACCTGTGACCAGGTAAGATACTGGGCATTTGCTCCCTGGCCGGTCAACTCGACAACACGGTTCTTGAACTCACCTGAGAAATTCTCCACGTTACCAAAAAGCATGAGGATAGGGAAGAAGTGGTAGTCGATACAGTCTGCATAGTTTGAGAGAAGCTTCTCCAGTCTTACACGGAGGCTCTTTATCTTTTCACAGTACGCTTCCGGACGGTACATATAAATCACCGGCATCTTCTTGAATCCATGTGCAAATGAGCCTTTGTCAGTCCAGTTGCTTGTCAGTTCCCACTGATAAACCATGTCCTTGGTAATGGTCATGAAACATGTAATCTCTACATCGTTCAGGTCTTTCTTCTTGTACTCACGGGATAGGGCTACCAAATCCCCCTGATCATTGAAGAAGGGATAGAGCTTGTCGCCACGGAACGGAGACCAGATGGCACTCTTCAGACGGTATTCAGGTTTTGATTTGCCGAAGATTCCTGAAATCTTTCGTTTGAGCTTTGCCCAGAAGCCGTCATCCTTCACCACATACCAGTATTCGGCCACTTCCTGCTCGGCCAGCCATGCCCGGACTACTTTCTTGTTCTGGTATTTCAACTTGTTTTTCTTGAACACCTGCTTCAATGTGGAAAGAAGGCTTTCTTCCGACTGGTCCGGCTGGCAATCAAGGACCGGTTCTGTTCCAACGGTGAAGGCAGTCTGAATGTTCACGATGTCCTGCTCGATAGGAAGAGCAATCCTGTTTGGGTCAACTTCTTTCCTGACCGCCGGCTCAACATATTCTTTCCTGGTTGTCGGGTCTGTAATCCGTTTCTCAGGCTGGGTAGTGATTTTGATTTTCGGGTATTTCTCTTCATCTATCACTATCTCGTGCTTGTTCGGATTCCAGTCGTTGTAAAGAGCGTGAGCGTTTGGTTGCTCGGTCTTTCGTCCTTTTTTCAGATAGTAGATTTTTCTCTCTACTTCCGGCATAGCTAAAATTTCTTCTATAGTCATATCTCAAAGTTTAATGTCCAAATATTCCTGAAACGTCTTTGGGTTTCATAATTCTACCGAGAAGTTCTCCCAGCACATAGTAGCGTGCAGCGTCAATACCGTGGTTATCGTGGTCTTCAGGTTCGTTGATGTAGTTTCCATCCTTATCCTTTGCCCATACATAGTTTCTGAACTCCCTCTGCAGGTTATAAGAACGCTTGGTGATGAATATTTCCATTCCCTGCATCTTGTCAATACCGGCATTGACAGAACCTTGCCCTTTCTCTACCGCGTATATTTTAATCCCTCCGTTATGAATCTCCTGGATGAGTCGCGGGTCCGCACTGTCGGCAATCACTCTCAAATTCCACGGGCGTAGCGTCTTTATAATATCCCCAGAAAGTAATCCAGTTCTATAATCCACTTCATCCAGATAAAGCGCATTGTCAATGATTCCACACCGGATAGAAGCCGATGGGTCATTGGTATAACCAAAGTCCTGTCCAATAGCCACTTTCTTGCACCACATGGGGAACTCGTCCACAATACCCCATTTCTTGAACACGGCACCTTCGGCCACGTCCGCCCATCGACCGATAACCACATGAGCGTACTTCTCCGGATTCTTCTCTTTCATTTCCTTGACTTCTCTCAGGAACTCAGGAGAAAGGTTCTCTATATTGTCGAAGTAAGTCGTATGGATATGAAGTACATTCGGATGGGTGGAAATTTGCACCTGAACGCCGTCAATCTCCACCAGCCGGTGAGTATTCTCGATGTATTTCTTGTAGATGAAATGGTTTGAATCGCATGGATTCATGATGATGATAATCCGGTTCTGGATTCCCTTTTTACGGATGGAGAGCATAATCTTGTCAAACTCTTCCTCACTGGTCCATTCCTCTGCTTCATCACAGACAAAGGTGGTGATACCCTGAATAGATTTTAGTTTAGCGGTCTGATTCCCGGAAGAAGTCTTGATACCACGGAACATGATACGACTGCCGGTCATCCGGTTTACAATATCGGTTTTGGTGGTCTTGAAATACTTCGTTGTTCCATCCAAATCTATCTTTTCCATCATCTCTGGAATGATAGACATGCCGGCTGACACCATCGTATAACGGGTATAAAGAATCTGATGGACAATCTTCTCTGTGGGAGTCATTTCGAATGTCAATCTCTCTATGAAGGTGGAAGCATTGAAAGACTTCCCCGAACCACGACCACCGGTAATGAGAATGATAAACTTCTCGCTATCGGTATATAGCGGATGATATATCGTTTGGGGTACAATCATTTCAGTTTGTCTTTAATCCATGAGTCAATAGAAATTCCGTGGTCAATATCCTTTGGTATATCTGCGTCTTCGTCTTCTCGGTCTCCAAAATCTTCTTTTCTTCCTAATGTGGAAAGTAAATAGCGAATCATATACCCATCTGGACGTTCACGCCATCCGATAAAGTTCCCATTTTCATCTTTCTCAGGGATACCAAGCGCAAGTACACGTGCAGATACAAGGCATTCATCTACCAGAGAACCTCTTTCGTCGGTGATAGCATCTTTGAACTGGCAGTCTGTTCTGGCCCAATCATACACGGTTTTTCGGGTTACATTGAATACAGCAGCAACTTTAGAGAGATTTCCACCTGTTTTATGAAGGACCTCTCTGAATTTCGATATGTCTGGCTTCTTTCCCATGCGCGCGTATCTGTTTATTTTGATTACTCAATCAATTTCAAAACCTCTTCTCCTTTGGCAAATTTTTCATCCGTACTGATACCCAACAAATCACAAAAATCTGATTTTGTCTCAAAAGAAGAAAATGAAAGTATTATATAAGCATCTTCATCCTGCCTGTGCTGAAATGCAGATTCTTTTACTTGTTGCTTTACCGCTTTCATGTGTTCTTTCTTCTCTTCATATGGCAGTGCAGCATCTTCAGGAATAGGATTTTTTATACTATCGAAGTCTGTTGGCAATAACAAGTCATCTAATGACTCTGATAAGGAATTGGCATCAACTTCACTTATCGCAAGTATATCATTCAACTCATCAGGACTCAACCCGACTTCGGAATAGTCTATATCAGGCAAATAACTCGCGAGCAAATCTAAATCAGGCTTGGTGTTTCCTACTGCCATATAAGTAAGCTGTTCCTTTTCTTTTTTTTCGTCAAGGTTCACAACCTCCACTTTTACCTTATAGTCTGTATCAGAAGTACCATCGTATTTGTAATACATATCCATAGCCTTGATACGCCTGTGCCCATCTATTAGGTTTCCGCTTAATTCATTCCATACAATACCACCAAGAAAACCGACTTTTTGCAGGTTTTTCTTTTGCAGTCTAATACGTTCATCCGAATGCCTCTTAGGGTTTATCGGATTCAGATTTATCTGCGAACGTTTTATTATTCTTGTCTCACTTTGTTTCAGTTCCTTCATAATCATGCTCAAACAACAATCGTTCTACCATAGGGTATTCCTCTATAATCTTTTTCAAGTCTGCCGGGAAATTACTTCTGAGCCACAAAAGATAGTTCATATCGCTTATATTCGTTCCTGCCGACTGGCTGTTACCGTATTTCTCCGGCTTTATAAGACTTTTCTTTTCGATATAGTTCAGAATATCAACATTCTTGTAAGCTGATAGGGGATAACATTTCTTTTGCGCTTCATTGATAGCTTCATCTTTGTACGTCCTTAGCATCAACCGTCTGTTCATTGAGTCGGATTGTTTGAACCCGAAAAATGCCCAGTCTATATGATATTTTTCTCTGACTATCTCTGTAAGCTGCGCCATACTGTACTGCCTCTGCTTTTCGTTCTTTATACAACCCATGTAACCACTCTTACGATATGAATATACCGCAAAGTGAGGCACTTGTATGAACTTCACATTACCATATTTCTTGCAGGTGTAGTTGATGTATCTGTTAATATGCTGCAAGTCCTTGACTACATACATGTAAACACATACTATCTCTTTGAAATAGGGGTGCATAAGATCTAAAAGGGCTATACTGTCCTTACCCGATGCTGAGTGAAACAATATAACCCTATCTGTCAGCTCTGAGACTTGTTTAATTATGCTTATAGCCTTCTTCATGATTAAACAACTCTACCGCCAACTGCTCTGTTGATTCTCGCTCTCTGAGCAGCGTTTGTGCCCATTGATTGAAAACGTCCAGCTTCATAATCAGCTCTTGTTCGGTACGTTCTACCGTCTGAAGCTGTTGCATAAACTTCTGCCATAATCACTTTTTTTAAGTTACACAATCTTTTACCTATATGCAGACAAAGCCGCATAAAGCGGCTTGACCTTTTTTATTTCAATCCATCATGATTGATTATTTCACAAATATGCAAGTAGTAGAATAACGGCGTTTCTTCGGGTGGATTCTTCTTGAACTCTTCTAACTGCTCATCAAACTCATGAAAGCCAAATTCTTCTTGCATGAACTTTATACCTTCTTCAGTAACCTCGCCAATACCGATTTCATCTATCGCCACATCAAGAAACCACGGGGCACCTGTGCTATAAAAATGAATTGCTTCTATATCAGTACGCAGAATAGGCTGGCACTCATTTTCACGTCCTTCTTTTCTCAATCTCTCGTTTTCTTCAAGTTGCTTGAAATTTGTAAACATCTTTTCGTATTTAGAACTTAGCTTACGAGCTTCTATAACTTTCTTGCCATTGAGAATATCCAAAGCATTAGCCTTCGTCATTATCAGCGAGTAGGCTTCTACTTCTTGGCCATTATATTTGATTGTTTTCATTTGATTATTAATATTTTACTATTCAAAAATAGTATATACTTACCTCAAAACAGAATAAATTGCTAGTACATACGAAACAATATGCCAATTGTTTCATTTTATACACACGCCAACTTAATGACGTGTGTATGAACGGTTTTTAAGCTGCCGATTTACTGTTTACTAAATCAAGTATAAACTTTCTACCAAGTTGCGTCCAACACAAGTATTGCTTTGCAACCTGCATACCAGTGGTATCACTTGTATAGGTGTGTGTCCTGTACTTGTCATAACCTAATCCCCTGTATTTGGCATAAAGCATGTAAACCCCATTCTGGTTGTACAATACGCCTAAATCTTTTAATATCTTGTACAGCTTTTTGGCACTCATGCCAAGTTCGTTGGCTATGATATTTGTTGTTATCAATCCTTCGCTTTGAAGGACATTGTCGAAGTAGGCAGCTTTTGGCGCCATCAGTCTGTTCTGTTCTTCTACCAGATTCTTTTCGGTTTCAAGTACAGATATTCGTTCTTTCTGCCTTTCGATGGTTGAGTTTGCTAACAGGATGGCTTTTGCCATGATTTCTTCTGGCGTATCATCTGATTTTACTGCCATATAACCGCCTTTAGTTCGGATTTCTTTCAGTATGGCTTTTACGCCTTTCTTGAACTGTTTGGCTATTGGCTTGCGGCTTTGCATCAGGACTTCATATAAACCGCTCTCTGTCAGCATCCAGACTTGACGGTTCTGACCTGACCGGAATAATGTTCCGACCAGCCTTTCATCTTCGTCTACTGTATTTACGAGTTTATTAAGGCTGCTTACATCGTATTCAATCCACTCTGCTACATCTTTAGCAAGAAACAACGGATTCTCTGCATTGCCGTAAACGGTAAGTTCTTTACCTAATAAAGTTGTTCTCTGTAAAACCTGTATCTCATTCATATTTTTTGAATTTAAGTTACCAATCTGACTCTTTACACACTCTGTCAATTCTTTATTGTTTGCGAAATACATCAAAGCTATCCCGATTTCTAGATACTGGCCGAAATACATGATTTCTCTTAGTTTCAATCCGTTTTCGGCTGCATACGTTTTTATTTGCAACATGTTCTTTGATTTCCATTCGCTTATGCTTATCCCGACATCAGAATTAAGCCCCTTGCAAGAAATATATATCCTGCCATTGTAGGTACAATAAGAAATTTGCTTATCTTTGTACCGTATGAATTGGGATTCATTTATGGTTTCTTTGTTCATACGCTGTAAAACCTGAATTAAACATATCCTCATTGATGGCCGGTCAATTCATCAATGAGGATTTTATTTTGACCGTAGTAGCAAGCTGGGATTTGAACCCATGCACACCTGAATGTCTTGCCTTGACCTGTCACGCCTGACATATAAAAAGGCAAATCTTAAAAGAGGTCTAAAGTGGCAGTTTACCCCTTGAAAGAAATGCCTTGAATATCTTTGCAGCGCAACTGCCACGAAGCGCATTTCATTCTATGGCAAAATTACCAACCGCCAAATGTTTATCCTAAAAATTGCCGTAATCAGAACAAACATTTGGCTGATTGTTTCAAAATAATCGTGTGAGGGATTTACATTGCAGTTTTCATCATGTTTGGATTAAAGCCTTGCATAAGATTACCTTCGCAGTCAAAAAAGGTGTCTTCTCGTAGCAGACTACCAATAAGTTCATTTGCAAGCCTAAATATCGGGTAAACTTCATCATTAGAGTCTATCATGCCATCTTTACAACATTTCTTTTCACTCAGAGAACGCAACAGCCAAAGTGTTTTCATGTAATACTGGTATTTTTCGGGGTTGTTGAACATTCGTTTTAATAACATAATGTTTGATTCAGTTATTACTGTTTCTTGTTTGTTAGTAAATGTTATCTTGTGCAATTCAGGATTAAAGTCTATAATTCTCATAAGTCATATTCTTTTAAATGTTAATACTAAGCTATCTTTATAAGGTTGCATTTTTTGAAACAACGCCATTCTTCTTTTTCACAATCGAAATACACCTGGCAGTTATCTGCTGTTTTCTTTGTACCCTTTGTCTCTGGTATTCTGCCACTCATTAAAGTACCGAAAGCCTGACGCAGTGTGCCGTCTGTTTTCTTGAAATAGAACTCAACCACCTTCTTATGAAGCAATGCACGAAGTTTGATATTAGTCCAAGCGCATTTCAATGCTTCACTCATTGAATAACCGTTCTTGCGTACAAATGACCAAGCAAGGTTCATAATCTCTTTTAATAGGTTTCTCTTTTCTGTTGCCATAGTTCTTATATTTATTAGTTCTTTAAATGCTGTTTAAATTTTATGCTGCAAATATAATTGATATTTAAATTATAGAACAAGCTTTCATAGTTAATAAAATCTAAATATAAAATTGATATTTAAATTATTTGCTTATTATTTAAATAGTAGATATTTTTGTGCTATAAAACTAAATTTAAATGAGAATTAAAGAATTGTTGCGAGAAAAAGGAATTACCGCAAAAGAACTGGCTTCTAAAATCGGTATGACTGAAACTGGGTTAAGTATCGCTATGGGAGATAATGGAAACCCACCATTAAAGAGATTAGAACAGATTGCCACCGCTTTAGGTGTGCCAGTAACAGAACTCTTTGATAAACCCAAAGAGGGAGTTATACACTGTCCTCACTGCGGTAAGGAGATAAAATTGAATCCGAATGTTTAATTTTAAATTTAGAATTATGAGAAAAATACTATTTATTTTATTGCCCACGTTTTTACTTGTGGGCTGTAAATCTCGCGAAGAAAAGGTAGCAGAACTTATAAAACAAGAAATGTTCAAAACCCTTTATGATTTTGAGAGTTATGAACCTGTTGAAACTAAAATAGATAGTGCATTTACATCTATATATACAGATTCAGTAATCAAATCTTATGCTTATATAGCACGCTCATTTCTCGATGACGTACAAGAAGGACTTGATAAAGTAAAAGATGCGCAAAGAACAGCAGAAATATGGAGAGATAGCTATTCATCTTATGGGAGGGGCAAGTATGAAGAAGCATACAATGAAATGAGAGAACATTTAGATGAAGTTAAATCAAAAATGAGTATTGTAAATGGTTATACAGATTCAATAAGAAATGCTTCTGTTGGCTTTAAACCTGAATTTTGCGGATGGAGGGTTAAACATAGATTTAGATGTAAAACCAAAGGTGGTAATTTTGATTTAGGCGATTATATTTATATTGTTGATAAAAGAGTAACTAAAATTATATATAAAGAAGACCCTGATGATGAATATACTAAAAAAGTAAATGGGTTAATTGAAGAAGCTGTTAGTTCAAAAAATGAACAGGAAGAAACTGATAGTGTTAGTGGTGCAACATCAAATATTTAAACACGATTATTCCAGCCCCGTTCCTTATGGTTCGGGGCTTTATCCTCTAAGAATCAAAATAGAGAAAGGAAAATAACCATGACAACAAACGAAATAGACAAATTAAGCCTTGAAAAAGCCCATGCCTTATTTGAAACAGGTGATATAGATAAAATTGGAGTAGGAACGGTGAAAGGATTGTGCGAGATTCACCGCTACTTGTTCGATGGCTTGTATGACTTTGCCGGAAAGGTACGTACATTGAACATCGCCAAAGGAAACTTCCGTTTTGCCAACTGCTTGTATCTTGATGCAATTCTCCCGGTTATAGAGAAGATGCCGGAAACGACATTTGATGAAATCATTGCCAAATATGTGGAAATGAATATCGCCCATCCATTTATGGAAGGCAACGGGCGAGCCACCCGTATTTGGCTGGATATGATATTGAAAAAACGTCTGAAAAAAGTAATAGACTGGCGCAATGTGGATAAAAACCTGTATCTACAAGCTATGGAACGCAGCCCTATAAATGATTTGGAACTCCGGGTATTGTTGCAACAGGCATTAACAGACCAAGTAGATGACCGTGAAGTAATATTCAAGGGGATTACTCAATCTTACTATTATGAGGGATATGAAGCATAAAACTAAAGCCGGAAGCATAACGCTCCGGCTTTTCTACTTTTGTAATATTTTATCCAGCATTAGCAAAGACCTTTGGATAGTTCCTTTTCTGGTATTGAATTCTCAGATACCCAATAAGGCTTTCATAGTCGGTCAAGAAACCTTCATTGACCAAATCAGCAATCTTCTTTTCAAGCTGCCACAATTCACGTTGTTTTTGTTCCTCACCATGCTTATTACGTAGCATCTTTTCATGACTGTTGAAGATAACCCAGTTCAAGGCTTCACCGACCTTCTGCATGGCTTTAGGCATAAAGTCTTTGGGAACGATTTTCATGATGGCAGAAGAGAGTTCCCTATAAGCGTCCCCAGCATCATTCCGGTAACGAATCATTTGGTCAGAAACGAATTTGATTACATCATATTTGAATGACGCATTTAGCCACATAGCCAAATCAATGAACAATACAGGATGAACCCAGGTTCCACCGCATTTACCACGTGAACTTAAATAGGGAGAATTTTGCCCATTTAGATTTTCTTTTTCAACGATGGTAGCGATTAATTCCTTGGTTGATTCATTTTCAAAGTATTTCTTCAATTCTTTGTTTGAGGAGTTTCGTTCGTTCCATAACTTTACAAGCCTGGTAGCATTGAAATAGCCGTCAACGGTGCGTTGAATAACTTCTAAATTTCCCATTTGCCTTACCATTTCTTGATTTGTTTTCATGTCTCAGTGAATCTTAGATTAAAAAATTACCCCACCAAAGGCAAGCTCCTCACTTCTTACCGATGGCAGGGTTTATACTTTTCAGCCATGAGGATAGCTGTTATTATCTCTTTGAGACAAAGTTACCAACATGGTGATTTTTAGCCTAAGATTACTTAAACCAAGAACAAACAATTGGTAAAATGTTTCATAAAAATACCCCGAGCCTTTCGGAACGGGGTTACTTGATTAGTCCTTTGATTTTCAGCCTTTCTAAAATCTGGTTGTAAAGGTACTCTATATCCTGCCGGAAATCCTTATACTGCTGGTAGATAAAGGAAACATCAGCGATATTGTTTGATATTACACACGGGGAAACATCCGGGAACACACCGGAAATCTCTGCCCGGATACCGTTCGGCAGCCGTCCGCCGGCAAGCACACTAGGGGCGAACAAGAACAACACGATAAAGAGGAACTTCTTTCGCTGGGTGACGCTATCTGGATTGGGAGGACAGGCCATTCCAGAGAGAATCTCCTTAAACCATTCATAAATCTCCGGGATGAGAGTAAAATCAGTCAGGATAGGGGAGGATAGTTCCTGCTCACGTTCCGATAATCTTGATTTTTGTTCACGTATTGATTTCAGCTCCACGATTGATGAAAATTCTTTTGTCATAGCACGATTTATTTAGTTGGAAATTCTTATATTTGCATCAAAATCGTGTGGGGGAGTTGGCTTCTAATCGTGTGGGCTGGCTCCCTTTTTTATTTTATGCCAAGTGATATGCGTTCAGGATGGCGAAAGCGTAGATGATAACCGTAACCAGACTGTCCAGGAACACCGCCCATGCTCCCAGCTTTTGGATCTGGCTGAAGCTCATAATCAGGACAACAAGGAAACACACCCACTGGCTTGAAAACAATCCCATCCCCAGCAATAAAAGTCCGATGGTATCCATGAAGAATGCAACATGAAGCCACGGATGCGCCATCAGATACCATCTTTTTGATGCCTTATCCAGCTTCTGAAAGACTTTTACATGTCGGTATAAGGAATTTACATCTGAACAGCTTTGCAAGCTCGTACAAGGCTTGTATGATGATTAAGGCGTAGAATACATGTTTCATGGTCAGTAGCTTTTATCTCCGTGCTTATACGGACGAAGTTCATTGTATTTCATTTTCTGCTTGATGTGCCAGAAGATGTCGATATTTCTGTCCCGGCAGAAAGCGAATATCTCATTCAGGAGGATAAATGGTTCATCCCTGTAGAAGTTGTCGGTGACATAGACACAGATTCTAAACATGGACTCCGTGAAGGTCATATCAGAGTAATCTTCCGTATCGCTTCCTTCGTAGTCGAAGCTATCTAAATCATATCCTCTCAGTCCGGCCAAATCCAACATACGGATACAAGCATCGGCAAGTTCGTCCTCCACGCTGTCTTTAATATCTTGCTTGAAAGCGTACATGAATTCCCCATCATCACGTTTCCTTTGTTTCATGCAATATTCAAAATTAGCCCGGTTAGCGTGCATTCCTTTCCGATCTGCCTCCACCGCTTCCATAAGTTCGGATATGACCAGACAAAGGAAATGTTCGTCACTCAGGTTCTCTTCATGCCATCCGTGGGCTACTGCGCACTGGTAGGCTTTATCTCTCAATTTGTTTAAGTTCATAATGATTTTGATTTTAATAACTCATATATTTATCACTCTGTTATTTAGATTGATTCAACTTAGATTCGTGATATAATTAAGAAAGTTTTTTATAATAGACTGATTATCAATATTGTATAATGAGTGTCCTTTTTTATTTGAAAGCTGATTTGTAGTTTCGCAGAAGCAGAAGCCAATTTCGCTTTTCGGGTGAAGTGTACCATGTCGGTAGACTGATATAATCGGAGGCGAGATTAATTATGAATTTCAAAAATTTACTCATGAAAGCTTCTGTAAAGGTATTTTACTTTATGTATCAGGAACAACTTAACGGTTATCCAATAATTAAGCTATTGAAAGATTTGTACGACCTCATTTCATACTTGATTGAATAATAAGAATCCTATTTTCCAAAGATTCTTATTGATTTTAATTGGTTGAAAATAAAATACCCGATAACCGCCACAAAGCAGTTACCGGGTATTCACAAAGCACTGACAAGGGTTGTCAGTAAGTTATTTGGCATGGTTTTTGCTATTTCTTTAAAGTGATTTTTAATCTCATTTATTATGGAAATAGTTTATATTTTAAGAAGAATTGAAGACGAGGGACATTCCTATTTGTCTAATAAAACTTTTAATTTTGTAAAGCAAAAAAACAATATGGCGTCAACCCTTAAGGTTTCCGATGTGATGGAATTTAAATCAGAACAAGATGCTGAAAGCTATTTAGCATCACGCAGTAATCTACGTGGATTAATTGAAGTAGTCAAAGTTATTAAACGCTAACATTTTTCAGGTCATCTTCCCTTAATGAGATGACCTGAAACTCCCAAAAACTAAGTTTCCCTTTCACATTCATAATCGGCTTATCAAACAGAACCGCGTCTTTCAACACCCAGTTCCAGCAACCTTGCTCTGCCCATACTGAAGGATGGTTTTGTACGCAATCGGATATAACCACGCTGCCGATGATAGCACCACGAGGTAACTTGTTGCAGTCTACACCTGCTAATTCTGAAGGATGAACTAGAATTTGTACTCTTTGCTCACTGTTCATTATCCAACCTACTCCCTTACTGTTGCTTGCATGAATAAGCACCCTTTGGCCGATGTATTTCTGAGGACACTTCCAAGTCCGGTTCTCGATGTCTTTGATACCGTGAGCGATTAAGCTTGCCCACGGTTGTTTGATGGATATTGCTTTCATACTTTTGCTTTTTATAATAATACTATTTATATTTGCGCCAGCATCTGTGACTGAAAATGGCAAGGTTTTAATATTCAGGTTCGAGTCCTGTCAGATGTTAGGTAATATTGCCGCAAAATCTTAAAAAAGAATCTAATATGATGGCATACACTTTTATAAATGTTATCTTACCCTTACTTTTAGGTATTTTATCCTCATGGATATATGATTCTATCAAAGAAAAGCGTTATCAAAATGCAATATTACTGATTATTGTAGGGGACTGCGAATTGCAGTCCTCTTTTTTATACTCATAAATCAGGTATTAAGTCTTTAATGTATACCCATCTTAAAAGACCCATGTCTTTAACATAATCATCCCATACAAAAGGTTCATCTTCGGAAGGGTATATACCATCGACATGATAAGCATGTACAACGTTTTCATAAAGGAAATATTTGTCATATTTAGGTTCTTCTTTTGCATCATGCCATACGCCTTTAACACGCCATTTAGCGCCTTCCATGAAATCGGCCATACAGACCTGTTCATAACCAGCTCTCCAAAGTGGACGACAAGCTTCTTTGACATATTCTTCTGCCGCCTTTTTAATGTCATCTTTTGTCATAATTTTTTAGTATAAATCCTTATAATCATTCATACTACCCCAATAACCATATATTTCTTCATCACTCTCACCATTAAGCCGAGCTCTTTCTATTTCTTTATTCATGCTATGTGAAAGACCAGTCAAATCTCCTGAAAGACTTTCGAATGACGAACATTCTTTCGTACTATTTCTACGTATTCTGTGTGTAATGTATTTTTCAATGGTGTTGAATATTGGATTATCCTTTTCAGACATTCTTAAAGATATATATCCATAATTGAATGTAAATGGAGTATTTAACTTTTCATATGACTCTCTGTCTTTTATATGCTTATACATCATTTCAACCGGAAAAGTCATTGGCAAGCGTTCCTTCTTAATCATTATGGCTATCGCGTCATATAAATCCTGTTCTTCATCTGTCAACTTAAACCATTCTATATTTTCAAAACACCACATAATATAACCTATATGGGTAAGTATGATATATTTTATATCTTCCCCTTTATATTTTCCAAAAGTCATTTGTCTATCTTTTGTCATACGCTCAATATCTACTTAATAGTTCATAGAATTTTCGTTTCTTCTCAATGTATTTCAATCCGTTGCGTCTTAGTCCTCTCTTAGTCTTTGCTACTATCATGCAATCACTTCCAACTCCTATGTATATGCAATCTATGTGATGTGCATGATTTTGCTTCATTGCTGTTTTTATAGCTAAGTCACAATATCGGTAACTATCATTCTGTACACCTTCATAACCTTTGCTCATTATGAAGTGTCCGATTTCGTTTGCTTCTTCCTCTGAATAAGCAATGGTAAATATTTTCTTCATATACTTCTCCTTTCCACCTATCCCAGCAGCCACCACATGACTGCCAGGAACAAGTAATACAATTTCGTTTTCATTGATTATCTTTTTTATAATACTCAACAATCGTTTTATTTAATGCTTCGATAATATTGAATGTCAGTGTAGCCGGCATTTCGTTTGTAACCATATTCTTGATGTACACCTGACCATCCTTGTATTCAAGAATGGTGTCAAGTTCTATTATTTTAGATTCTTCATTCATTCTTTTAATTGTCTTACAATTGTATCAATACACATATAAACAATCATAAAACGAATAATGGATTCGCTTCTGTCAGCGTTAATCAAATCTGCAATCACTGCCGTAACAATTTCACAGATAATTATGATTATTGTTGCTTTTACGTAGTATTTCATCACTTTTCCTTCTTCATTTTCTTATCCATCCATTCAACAGCATCCTGTATGGATGAAACCTTCTTAAACTCACGTGTAACGCAGAATGTCATGTACTCACAGATAGTTTCTCCCCCATCATTAAAGTAAATGTTGTATGCTCCAGTGCTATTTGCTCCAGTACACGGTATCTCAAGTTCCAAAGCCTTCAATGCTTTTTCAGCATCACAAGTGAAGTAAGCATATATATCATGCGAAACCTCCTTGCATCCAGTCAATTTGACAATGTTTGCCATTTTCTTTCCTCCTTTTTTCTACAAATTGTTCAAGTCTCTTCTCACACTCAGCACACTCGATTTTCTTGCGCTCCAGTTTCTCCCGGAACTTAACCAGCTCCTCGTCCGTATTCTCGTCAAAGAACAGATTGTTCTGATGGTTGTGTTCTATGTATTCATTCATCTTGCGTTCTGCTTTTGTTATCTGGGCTTTGGCCGAAATCAGCTTAGACAGGCAAGAACTCACTTCAAGCGACTCTCCTGAACGCTTGTCGTAGAAGTACAGGCTTGTAGATACAATCTGTTTGGGGTATTGGCACTGTAATTTCGCCATCCTCCATCTGATTACCCATTGGTACCTGAAATACATCTCACGGGGAAGATTGTAGTGATATAAGCTTACTTGTTTTTCTGCATATCCGTAGTAAATATTTACTTCAACCCATTGCTCAATCTTCAGCTCCTTTTCTGCTTTGGCCAAATCATTTGCATACTGATAAAAACCGCTCACGCATTCCTGCTTTCCCATCTCACTTATTAATTACTATTGCTATAGTTTTAGTTCCAGTTCCGCTTTCAAGGAATGCACCTTCTTCAATCTCGAATTTCTTCCCTCCATTATCCTCCAGCCATTGTCTAAAATCCTTACACTCAGATTCACTTCCAAATTCCCAGTGAGGACCAGTTATTGCAGCCAGGATACCTCCGGGATTTAAGCACTCATACATACGCCTTACATGCCGAATGTCCTGATTTTTACTGAATGGTGGATTTGCTATAATCTTATCATATTGTGCAACATCACACTTCGTGAAGTCATCTCCAAGAATACGTATATTATCCTTTTTCGATAGAATCTCCTTATTCTCAGGCATAAGTTCATAGCAATCTACAATTACGTCCGGACAGCTTCGATGAATCGCATCTATGATAGCACCAGTACCAGCACTGGGTTCCAGCACCTTTTCATCCTCATGAACACCTCCTGCAAGCATTACAAGCCAGTCTGCAACTTCGGGAGGTGTTGCAAAAAACTGGAAGTCCTGCTGTAAATTGCACCGCTTACCTTCATGAAGAATAGAGAATACACGATCGGCGTTGAATGGAAACGTGAATCCCTGCACCTTACCGCCTTGCCAGCTTCCACCAGCTTCTTCAATCCATTTCTTTGCTTCAGCATAGGACTTCTTATTAAATTGTACTTGAGGAAGTTTTAAAACATTGTCCTCAAGCGTGCAGTGCATGAGGATTTCCTCCACACTCCATTTACTTCCCGAATCATCCTTATTGCGCTTGTTGTTCTGCTCCAGTTCGTCACACCCCAACAGACGATTCAACGACTTCTGCACTTTCACATTTATTTCTGCCATCCTTGACATCCATTGCAGGATTGCAGTCATAAACTCCAAATCCACATGTCCGGTCTCATCGTAAATGTTTTCCCGGTCTATCAATTCCGGAAGGTTATCCATGAACATGAAGCTACCATACAACGCTTCTATTAAATTCTTTTTTCTGTTCGTCATAACTTTTCTGTAAATAAATTCTTGTCGTATCAATACTTCCGTGTCCCAACAGGTCTGCCAACTGTACCACGTCATTGTTCTTTTTCAGATACATTTTTGCGAAGAAATGCCGGAAAGCATGAGGATGCATCTTGCTTCTATCTATTCCGCACTTATCGCCCCAGTCTTTCATTGACTGGCACAAGCTCCTCTGTGTCAGCCTTCCGCACTTACCAACTGCTACATATCCTGTCTTGTGACTCTCTTTTACGTATGCTTTTACTTCTGCCTGTAACTGCCTGCTGAAAAAGAACCTCCGGTACTTGTTGCCCTTTCCCTTTAGAGTGACTTCACCGGAAAGGATGTCCTCCCATTTGAATTGGAAGAACTCGCTTACCCTCGCCCCGGTTGTAGCCAGTATCTTGATGAAGAAGTACCTGTCCCTGTTAGGACAAGTTTTCAAATACTCAAGCAGCCTGTTGTATTCGGCTTCTGTCGGAACATTCTCCGTATTCAACTCCTTTTTGAACTTTGGTCGCTTCAACTCTATCGGCTTCTTCATCCATTTGCTGAAACGTTCAAGTGCGGTAATACGTAGGCGTATTGTTCTGGGAGACAATCCCTCATCCTCCAGCATCCGTACAAAACGCTTGTAATTGTCAACTGATACCTCGTTGGCGTATTCGAAATATTTCTTAATTGAAAATGAATATATTTCAATAGTGTGTGGAGAGTAATCTTCATCCTGCGTAAGGTAATACACAAATTCATTCATCAGTTTCATGTTCTTTTCTGAAACATCGCTTAGCTTCTCCAGAGGTTTAACATATTTCTCTTTTCGTGTGCGTGAATATCCAATACCAAGATAATTAAGGAACCCACATAGAGCATCTTTAATGTATGGCTTATCAGATAATTCAACGGCATTCTCTCTGATATAAGCCTTGTATCCTTTACGGTTTACCTGATAATCACTTTCAAGGAATAACTTTACAGCTTTAATGGTTTTACCAATAACCTCATAGCTTTTATCGGTACTATACAAGTGGGATACGTATTCTATAAATATTTTTTTATTTACGTCTTCCATATCAGTTCCATCTTTGAGGTCGATTGTTGATTCTCTCCAAGTAAGCGGCTATCTTCTTCTCCGCATCCTCACCGTTGCGGACGAAAATTCGCGTCCGTGTCTTGTCGCCTGGGATAGCCACATACTTTCCATGTTTCTCCAGTTCCCGATGCTGGGCGATTTTCAGTTCAGTTCCAGAAGGGTTCTTCTCCAAATCCACTTTACGTGGAAGTATTGGGTCATTCTCCGTTATCATTTTGCAAGATATTTGTTGATTATGTTACTCACTACAAGTCCGGCTTCATCACACATCCCGGCAAAGTTGTCAGACAATGAAGCGTTTTTCTCTTCATCGGGTATTCGTACTATGCTTCTCAGTTCTTTAAGTACGCGCTTTACCTGAGCATCTATTCCGTTTGATTCAAGTTCTGACTGGAACTCCAGTGCCGCACCTTCAAGCAAATCGGAGTAGATGAACAGCTTGTGCATCTTGCGAAGCATTTCTACCTTGAACTCCGGGGTATAGTCCTGAAGAAGTTCTCCCAAAGAATGCGGTTCCAGCTCTCTTTCAAGGGAGTCAATCTTGTTCTTGATTTTCTGTGCTTTGGCAAAGTTCATGGATGAAATCAAAGCTATATACTTCTTTCTCAGCTCATTGAGCTTTCTTTCTGATTCTTGTCTTGTCATTTCTCTACTTTTCTGATGATTAAATACTTTGGCTCACCCTTGCGGAGATTGCTTAATGTCTCCTCGTCAACCTCTGCTTCTGTGAGTCCGTTCACGTTCATGTATTGTGGGAGACGGTATTTCTCACGTAACCTCCTGATCAGGTTCCAGTCACGAGTTACCCAGTTGATTGTGATTTTCATATCATTTTCTCAGACTTTCACCGCTGAAGAGGACGGTTTTCGTTATCGCCCTCAGCCGGTCAATGGTTCTTTCCCCATATTTCTCTCTCAGCTCGTCTATCGTGAGATTGGTGGTCAGGATAAGAAGCTTTCCTTTCTTCTCGGCTTCGTCTGCCAGCTCAGCGAATGCAAGCCTTTTTTCGCCGTATTTGACGCTAAGATTCTCTGTTCCTATATCGTCAACGTAGATGATGTGTTTTTGCTTCACAGCGTCCAAATCAGCGTTCATCTGCTGTGCATCGTAGCAGCTTACCACCTTGCGGCAGTAATGGTTAAGAACCAAAGGGAGAATCTTTCCGCAAATAAGGGTCTTTCCGCGTCCGCAGTTGCCGAAACACAGAAGTCCGCGACCTTCATTGCCGGCCAGCCAGCCTGCCACTTCTTCGTACTCAGGAAGCCATCTGGCATTTTCTTCAGTGAAGTACCTGATACCGGCCCAGAGAACTTTTTTGGCATCCGGAACGGTTACCTGTACGACGTTAGGAATAGGAGAGAAGCCCGTATCTTTGAGCCGTTCGATTGTCTGTTGAAAATTTATCTGTTCCATGTTTACCAGCCTTTCTTGTATTTTTCCGGTGAATTATCCTTCAGAACTATGCCTACATCTGTTTTTGAAGGCACTTTCTCACGACTGGCCCAGGTCGCCAGCCGTCTTGGAAGCTCCCAGGTCTTTTCCAGTTCATAGCGCATCTTGGTTTCTGACTTGTTAAGCTCGCTCCAGTAATCGAAGAAAGCCCGAATCATTTCTTTCGGGTACTGGCCTACATAAGGGACTAACGACTGGTAGAAGGATTCTTTCCGGGAGAGAGTAGCGGCTTTAGCCGCGTCTTTCTTTGCTACTACGTTAGTAGTAGTTTCTTTAATAATATTCTTCTCCTTTATTTGCTTTGTGTCACCCGTGTGTCGCTTTTCTGGCTCTTTTGCATGGTGTGTCACCTGCTGTGTCGACACTTGTGTCATTAGCTGTGTCACTTGTATCCGTAAATTATTGATTTCCTGAATGATATTTGTGTCACTCATTGTGTCATTGCTTGTGTCACTTACTGTGTCAGACTCTGAGCCATTATACTCATTGTACTTTACCAGGGTTATTACATTCATTCCTTGTTCCTTGGAAAGAGTTATCATGTTCTCTCTTCTCAGAAAGGCAAGAAATGTCCGTACTTTCCTCTCAGACCATTTCCAACGCTTTGATAAGAATCTTATGGATGCAGGATATTGTCCTCTTGTATAAGAGACTTCTCGACCTCCGATACTCTCCATACGGGGCGTTGCCTCAAATCGTGCTGACTGAATCAAGTCAAGCCACGCTTCGCAACTGCTAAAAGTCCGGGCTTCATTCCACATATCATTCGAGAAGAACTTGCGGCTTAGTTTGATATATCCTTCCATAATCTTAGAATCTTACGTTAGTCAACTGTCTGCTATTGGAGTACACGGCCCATTTACCGTTTCCGCTATCCACCAGACGTAAATCCTTGACTTCGCCAAATCGTTTCAGATTCCCGCAAAGGTCAACGATCCAGCCGGATTCCTTGTTAGGATGCGGACGGATGGCACGGCCGACTATCTGATACCAAAGAGCCAGCGACATTGTTGGACGGGCCATGACAATCGTATCCAGTTCAGGATAGTCAAATCCGGTAGTAAGTACACCTACGTTGGCCACCACCGGAATTTCTCCAGCCTTGAACGCTTCAAGGATATGTTCGCGTTCTTTTTTCGGTGTTTCTCCTGAAACGATGGCTGTTCCGGGAATGGACCAGGTAAGACGTTCTGCTTCTTTCAAGAAACGAGTGAAAACCAATATACCTTTTCGTTTTACACCGCTCTTGGGATTCATAAGCCTTTGGACGATACTTACCAGAAACCCGTAGAAGTCGATACGCTCATACTCTTTTACTACAGACTTGTCCGTGTAGTCGGCTCCGGTAGTGTTCACCTTCAGATTAAGTTCGTTCCATCCCAAAGGATTCATCGGATAATAGTTCAGCTTTGAAAGATACCCCATATCCAATAAAGTAGAGATTTGAACCTGATAGATTACCTCAGAGAACACGCACGGGCGTGTACGTGTGATGAACTTCAACATGCTACCGAAATCCCTGCTTGATGAAAGCCGGTAAGGCGTAGCCGTCAATCCAAGGACTTTACATTTCAGCATCGAAAGAAATCTCTTGTACATTCCGTCTTTCGGGTTAACCAGATGGCACTCGTCGATGATGATATTCTGAAAATGCTGGAAGAGTTCCGGATGGTTGACTACGCTTCCGATAGTGGCGAAAGTTATTCTTGAAATCTCCTTTCGTCCGAATGAGGCAGAGTAGATGGAACAATCCAGAACACCATACGAACAGAGCTTCAGATAGTTCTGTTCGAGTATCTCCTTACTTGGCTGGAATACCAGCGTGTGCCCTTCAAGGCGGCTGGCGATGTCGGCTATCACAAGACTCTTGCCGGCTCCGGTAGGCAGTACCATGATGGCATTGTTCTTCTTGGCCCTGTTAGCAAAGAAGCTGACCGCTGCATTACTGGCCTTCTGCTGGTAATCCCGTAAAACATAACTCATAATCCTTTCTCCTTACTCAGTTTGTCTCCCAAAGCCTTGTAATACTTGGTGAGTTCTATTAATTCAAAATCAGTCCATTTCTTCGCCTGGCTTGCTCTCCATGCCAGCTTGTCGAATCGTAGCTGGCCGATTTTAGCTTTCAGGTTCTTTTCATATTGTATCAGATGGTCGGCACTGAATCGGTTGCACGCCCGGCACTCGGCATGGGCGTTATCCTCGTCAAAGCGTGTGGCCATGTGGCGGCGCGAATGGAAGTGTCCGCAATCTGCCTGTTCGTATGGCTTTATCTGGCCGCATGAGATACAGCGGAAATACCCGTTCGGCATACAATCACGAAGCCGGATATAGCGGCTGAAAACTTTGTCGAGTTTGGCCACTAAATCCGGCTTCTTCTTAATCTTGATACCTGCCTTGTCAAATAACGGCAAAGGCTTTTCTTTCTTCTTTTTAGGTTTCTTGATGTAATACGGCATAATACATAATTTTAGTTTGTGATACCGGCAGGATTCGAACCTGCAAGGACTTACAAAGGCTTTAACATGGCCACTCTCAACCTTATGCCATCTCATTTTGAGACGCGTCTACCAGTTCCGCCACGGTACCAGATGCCCGTCTTTCCGGGCTGTCAATTATACTTCGATGATTACGATGTCAGGTGCAACACCTTTGATTGCTTCAATTTGTTCGTCAATCACCTTATTCTTGTATTCTTCAATGGCCTCATTCGCACCGGCAGAAACCAAAGAAAGGGAAACTTCCCGCCCATCCACATCGGCGTAGATTTCAACTTCGATTTCTTCACAGGCAAAACCTTTGAAAAGAGGGATATTCAGTTTGAACGATTTTGGCAGATTGGAATCAACCACTTGAGAATAGTTATCCGTCTTGTTCCCGTTTTCCTCTTTGCTACGTTCTATATCCTGATTCACTTTCGCCTTGAAGTTCTTCAAAGTGGAAACCAGCATCATGTTCTCAGACTTATCCTTGAAGAAGGCACGGTGCATCTTGAAGAACTGGGATAATTTGATAGGTTCCCATTTCCTTTCCGCATTGATACCGAACTCCTGCATTTCCTTTGAAGCCTGTAAAACTCCACTAATTACTGTCTGGTAATAATTGGTTTCATCAATAGTCAAAGCCAGACACATCTTATCACGGTTCACAATGATATTGGCCGATTTCTGATTAATCAGTTCGACACGCTTTTCCAGCCATCTGAAGGGTGCTTCTATCGTTCCATTGATAACTACTCTCTCCGGTTCTTTCGGGTCAAGGGCTACGGATGCTTTACCTTCTCTCAATACTACTTCGATGGGGGTACCATTGTACTCTTTCGGTACTACCAAATTGATTTTGTTTTCACTCATGATTCTGTTCCAGTTTTACGGTTAATACTAAATACTGTCTTCTGCATTTCTTGTGGCATGATTGGGCGGCTATAAACCAGTTCACCTAACTTGTTGTAGAATCCTACCATCTTTTCTTTATGGTATAGGAATTTTGCACATTCTTCATTCTCGACGAACTCCGAACCTCTTTTGATGTGGTCCAAAAGTTCCTGTTTTTCTTCATTCAAAGGCTTTAGGCGTTCTTTGAAACTCTCCATAGCCTCTTTCTTCTCCATCTCGACATCGTTGATGGTGATTGATACCTCGGCCAAAGTCTCTTTCTTCTGAGCCAGTTCTTCAGGGGTGAATCGGTGAGTATATCCGATTTTCTCTACCGCATCGGCGTTGTCCTGAAGGAACTGCCATCGCTCCTGTTCAGGGATGTCTTGTCCTAAAAATTTGTCCATAGTCAAATAAACTCTTTATTACGTTCGATTTCTTGTTGTGCAAAAATTAGCATCTGCTGTTCGTTGGCCGAAGGCAGATAGATGCCGGCCACAGATGCACTCCAGTTACGAAAACGGTCAATGCTCAAAGTCATTTCACCTGTTGTCAGTTCTGCAGAACTTCGCAGATAGGTTACTTCCTTTCCTTTCTTGTTGACCGTCTTTCTCTCAAACAAATCACGGTTGCAAATCCTTTTATAGAAGTCTATCTTTGCTTCGTCAAGGCTGCAACCGTACTCACTACCGAAATACCCTAAAAGCAGATGCAAATAGCTGTTCTGGGATAGCGTGCGGTTAGGAAGCTTCTTTCTCACTTCCACAACTGCATGCTCCTGGAACAGTTTGTTTACATAAGCCTTGAACTTGGGTATATCGTATTCATTCTTCAGATTGAATATGCTCATAGGCTAGAACGGTAAGTCGTCTTTGGGATTTCCGTTCGCATCTACATCAGGTGGAAATGCCTGTGCCATGGGTGGCGTTTGTGACGGTGCCGGTTGCTGTGCTGGCATGGGTGCTGGCTGGTGCATTGGCTGACGGCCTTCCAGTTTATAGCAGCGGATGGACACCATGCGTTTTAGTTGTCCGTCCTGATTTGTCCATTCCCGACCTTGCAGGGCAAAGGAAACCGTTATTACATCACCGGTTCTGAACTGGTCAAGTTCGGCACATTTGTCACCACTTACTTCAAGTGGCAGGACGTTCTCGTACTGGCTTCGTTCACCTGTATAGGGGTCATAGGTTGTGGCATCAAGAATAAATTCACGTTTCACAAACGGGTTGCCACCGCTTTTGGATGGGATTTCTTGGGGCTGGCCAATATAGACCAGCCGTCCAGTTATTTGATTAGGCATCTTCTGCAAAAATTTTCTTATCGGTTATCAAATCTCTGTTGTCATTCAAGAACCGGATAAAGTCCTCACAATGATTTATAAGGATAGGTATATCCCGTGCCGGTACGAAAGTGTAGCTTTCAGTATAGGTTGATTTGAAGTCCGTAACATTATACTCAAATGACCTTACATCACTTCCGTTCTGCATCAGACAGTATGGATAAATCATGTGCTGCCAGTGGTCTTTGAACTTACCTACATAGTAACTTCCGGTAGTTTTTATGTCATGTACTGACATCGGCATCAGTTCATCTATATAACCATATAGAAGAACTCCTCCGAAGCATGTTGGCAAAACTGCTTTAACCCGTTGCTGGGTCAAGGCCCCTTTGTAATAGTCTGCAAACTCACGGCAGATTGAGATAGGGAAATCGAACTGACGGTATTTATAGGTGGCTCTCAGCCCGACCAATGTCTGTTTGCCATCCTGCATGTCTGACAATAGTCTTTCCACCTGTACCTTGTCTGATTTCCTGTTTTCAACCATACAGTCGACTACCTCATTGAAAGCCGTTCCCTTGTCGGCCGCTTCACTATCGAACGGGACACGGTTTATAGTGTCAATCAGGCTCTGAAACTGCTGCTGTCTGAACTCTTCGGGGGTATGTGGGGGATTCTCACTGAATCCCCAATACCTTTCCCAGATGGCATCACTTTTCAGATAGCTTGTAAAGGCATCCAAAAGTGTAGCATAGAACTTGAATTTAGGCTGCTTTGTCTGCATAAGTCTTTGTCTCTTTATCGAATACCAGCCCGAGAGCTTTTACTTTTGCTGAAAACAGATTTCTGGCCATATTCAAGGAACTGCCTACATGCTCAAACTCATTAATTCTTGACGCAAACTCATTTGCAGAACTGGCATCAGTAATAAGTTCGATGTTCTCTTTGATTTCAGCTATGACCTTATCATACTTTGCAGCTTCTTCTTTCTTTACCTGCAACATGCTCAGGTAGGGCATGATTACCTTTGCAGTGATAAAGTCATTCTTGGCTGTGGGATTTCCATTCTTGTCAAGAATTGTAGGCACTTGCATTAGTCCCGGCAAATTGCAGGTGTTTTTCCCGTCATTTCTTGATGTGGGGTCAAATGTGATTGTACGCTTCTGCACACCGTTCTCATTGCGCATTTCCAGATAGCCCAGCAAATCAAGTTCCGTAACAATAGAGTTGTACGATTTTTCTCTTAAAGCAGGTATGAACACGGTGTCGTCACCTTCTTTCCGAGTGTCACGGTGGGCCACAAACACTACGTTCTTGTTAAGTGATGAAAGGGTTCGTGTCATCCATGAGAACTCAGCGTTGATACCTCCCCAATCCTTGATTTGCGGCTGTCGTGTACCGCATTTGTAAGAAATGATGAAATCCATCATCTTTCCGATGGTGTCCACAACTATTGTCTGATAGGCCGAAAGGTCTTCCTGCAACACCTGTTGTACATCCTGCCATGAACTTACCTGTACGATGTCTATACCGTCCAGATGTGCCATATTTACACGTTTCACGCCATTGTCAAAGTCGAGCAGCAACGGTTTCGGTGCGCTCAATGCTACTGTTGTCTTACCCATACCTGCCTGACCGTAAATCATCATCTTAACGGTGGAAGGAACTACTAATTCATTGGATTTCTTAATCAAACTCATAACGCAATAGTTTTAAAGTAATATATTAATACATCAATTTTGCATGTTTTATCACGTCCCAGGCATTACAAGCCCATCTGCTGTGTGGCACGCCTTCTTTGGTCTTGTATCTTATCCTTCCGGATTCGCACAATTCTTTCAGCCTTTTGAGACCGCCTACTATCGAAGCTGCTTCGTATTTCCCGAAGGACTTGTTGTTTAAGACGATTTTCAATACATCCTCGTTTATCATAAGCATTTTATTTTAAGCAGATAATTGCCGAGAAACCCGGATACTCTGTTGCTGATACCCGGTATTTCACGTCCATTTTGTTTTTAAGTGTCCCGATCAAGCGGAGGTCACGATTGCGGCGTGATGCTTCCAGTTTGATTCCGGTATGCCGTTTCTTGTCATAGGGAACCTTGTAGATGTCCCCTTTCTTCATTTCGTCAAAAAGACGTACTGTCTGGTAGTTTTCGTCTACTGTAATTTCTCTAACCATAGTTTAAGTATTTGATTGTTTGCTGGCAGAACGGGACTCGAACCCGTGACTTCCATGCTAACCCTTACATGGTATTCTACCGCCTGAACTATCTGCCAATGAAAATGCCGGACTTTCATAGCCCGGCATCTACCTATTTTCTATAACCCATAAAAACTAATCGACTAGTACAACCAGCGATTTGACCATGTTCTTGAAACTCTCAAACTTCGATTCAATCTTTTTCTCTTCTTCCATGTAATACAGCATTGATTTTCTGTATTCTTCGGATTCGCGTTGCAGATTCTGTGTGTATGCCACGAGTTCATCATGCGTCATACCCTGTAATTCCTCATTTGTTTTCATGTCTATTCTTTTTAATGTTCTTGATTTCGGTTTCTATCTCCTTATCGAACAGCTCCCGTCTGTCCAGTTCCCTTGAGCGTGCCGTCAGAATGGCACTGATGTCCGCAAATTCATCACAGATGCTTTTTATTGTTTCTTGCAGCTCGTTCATTGTCCAGTCTGTTTGCGATTGAAAAACCAGTGATTATAAACCCGACAAATCCTATCCAGTACATAGCAGACAGGTCTTGATTGAAGTGCATTACCAGAACGGACAATGCACAGAGAAAAAGTAGTATTTTCATAACCGTGTGTATTAAATATCGTTCCCGTGGGCGTTCCGGTGGTTGCCTTACTGCTTATCAAAGGTCTGGTAAGCCACGGGTATATATAGTTCTTGCTGGTGTCTAATCAGTGAAGATTGTCTTTGTAGCCGGCCTACGGCCACCTGCAATCGTATAAGTGTCTTTTTGTTATCTGTGTGATTCGTATGCTGCGTTTGCTTAGTGCAGCCCTTTACTCATACTCTTTTCACACAGCCGTTATCGCTACTCAGTCGTCCGTTTCACGTCAGGCTTAACGGTAAGCCTAAATTTCCATCATGTCAAAGAACCAATCAAGTAGAACCCTGCCCGATTCTCGCTATCGGTTGCCGTTCAGTCCGTCAGCAGGGTAGGTGAGTTACCAGTGTGTCACTGCCATGCCTTGTGATGACTGAAGGCTGATGTAGTCCATGCCATCATCTTCAGGCAGGTTATATTCTTCAAGAAGGGCTTCGTATTTGTCCACCTCTTCAGTAAGTGCTTTGATGTATTCTTGCTTGCTGTCAGCATTGAAAGCCCTGCATAAAGTCTCTTCATCTGCGTTGTAGGCGAAGTTCAAGTCTTTGTACAGCCCGTCAAGTTCTTCCTCGATTTCGTGGCGTGTCATAGTCATGCGATGTTTAAAAGGTTAGCTTTCTTGAAGCATCTGTATTCTTGTCTCTCAGTATCGAAGTACACCTGAACAGTGTCATTCTTCTTTCTGCTTTCACCTGATGTGGCTGGTATCAGATTTTCTTTCAGCGTGCCGTAGGCTTCACGAACAGAACCATCTACCTTTTTGAAGTAGAACTTTACGATTCTTTGCTTCATTGCAGCTTTCAGCTTCATGTTTGCCCAGGCGCATTTCATCGCTTCACTCATTGTAAATCCATTACGTTTTACAAAAGTCCACGCCATCAGCATGACTTCTTTTAATTGGTTCTTGATTTTTGTACTCATAATCGTGTGGGGTTAGTTGTTTTTTACTATATTTGTTTCGTATCAAAGTTTCGATATGCAAATATACTTTATAATCCTAAAGTATCAAATAAATAGCTTTAGAATTATAAAGTACATAACATTATTTAACCATCAAGTTTCTTAATACATTATTATATGAAGAAAGATAATTGGGCGTTAGGATTAGGCATAGCCTCAATAGCAATAAGCGTTACAACCTTATGGCTTTGCAAAATGGATATAAAGCCTTATAGTAGCGATGGAGCAAGTTTATCTATAGCAGTATTAACTTTGGTTGTCACAATTTATATGGCAATCCAGATTTACAATGCTTTTATATTGAAAAAGGAAATCAAAAAATCAATCAGAAAAGATATTGAGGAAAATTCGAATAATGTTCTATACCACAGCATGTACCTCACATTCTTTTTTCAGGGAGTAAACGAGCAGAGAAAGACTCATAGCGAAGCTGCGTTATATTATCTATTTAAGAGTATGGAGTGCTTAACAAAAACAAATATTGACAAGGACAAAATGGATGAAATTATAATGAAAATCAAGATTATACACAAAGACTATCCTGTGAAATTGTCTAAAGACGATGTATTTGAATACAAAAGAATTATACTACTTACTGATATAAAAGAGAAAAAGGAGGTTATGAGCATACTTGACGATATGGAAACCAAGGTTTAATCTACTCCGTGATGCCTTCGCAGCCACTGTACAAAAGGATGATGGCTTGTGAGTGTATCCGAATAATCGAAACCGTCTTCATCGTATGGTATAGACAGTAGAATAATTCCCAATGCAATGAGCATAATCATAGTGAATATAAAAAGCACAAAAAAGATGTTTACCCAGACCTCTGAAGCTATCAATAAACCGATAAATGAGATTAAATCAGCTATACATAATATAATGTGGAATGTTTTCATATCGTTTTTTATTTAGAATATCATTTCAACCTTATTCAACAAGAGAATGGAGGCTCTACAATAGCTTATCAAAACACCCACAATAGGTACGAGCTATCATGGGTGCATATATTAAACCTCCTCGGAGGAATGTTTAACCAATTGTTCCGTAACATCTCGTACTTGTTACACTACAAAGATACTTTATAATTTTAAAGTATCAAATGTAAGCTTTAAAATTATGGGAATTATTGAAAGATTTTTTGAGAGTATTGAGAAGGCAGGAATTTCTTCATACGAAATTGAAAAGAAATACGGAGTTAAATCTGCTCAATCTAAACTTTCACAATTAAAGGAAGGAAAGACTAAAGGTGGAAAAGAAAAAACTCTTCCATCTGATTTATTATCTGCTGTGTGTTCTGCAAGGGAGGATATTAATCCAGATTATATTTTAACTGGTCGCGGAACTCCATTGCGTCAACAACCTGAAGTTACACAAATATTTCACCCTAAAAGCCTAGAAAAAACAGAGGAAGACGGATTGATAACCCTTTATGATGTTGAAGCTGCTGCAAACTTGAAATCCCTCTTCGATAACAAAGACCAGAATATCCTTGGACAAATCAATATTCCAAATATCCCTAAATGCGATGGAGCTGTTTATGTCAAAGGGGATTCCATGTATCCATTACTTAAATCTGGTGACATCGTAGCATATAAGGAGGTACCTTTAGACATGAGTCATATTTTCTTTGGAGAAATGTACCTTGTGTCAATAGATCTAGATGGAGATGAATACTTAACTGTAAAATACGTCCAGCATTCAGAAAAAGGTGAAGACTGGATAAAACTGGTAAGTTACAATCAAAACCATCAGCCAAAAGATTTTCCGTTATCTTCTGTGAGAGCTATGGCTTTGGTAAAATTGAGTATTAGAATGAACACAATGAAATAACGAGATTAAATTACATAAACTAATCCAATAATGTTATGAAGAAAACATTTTTACCTTTATTTGCTTTAACCATTTGTCTTGCTTCGTGCTCAAAAGAAGATGGTAATTTAACAACGGAACAAATCAAGCCATTACCACAATTAGATAATATAAGTCTAAATTACCATAATTCAGACCAAGAAATAGAGCTGACAAGGGATATTGAAAAAGAAGGAGCAATATTAACAGTTAAAGATGATTCCTATTGGATTTCAAAATTAAAATTAAACGGAAACAAAATTACATTTACAGCTTTAGAAAATCAAGATATAGAAGTAGGACACAGGTTTGATACGATTCTTATATCTATTAACGATGTAAGAATTGGAAGTATATGTGTTTCACAAGCAAGAAAGCCAATAAGCCCAGAACGTCTTCAGTGGGCAGTGTCTAATGCAATGTATAGACATAAAGCGTTATGCGAGTCTGGATTGTCTGGGAAAGAAATAACCCAAGCAATATACGACCTCGAAAAAACAACAAATGGGCAGGATTCTTATAAGAATTATCCTGCTTTCGCACATTGTATCGAAATGAATCACGACCCGGAGAATAACATGGAATGGCATCTGCCGTCATTAGATGAAATGAGAGCCTACGCACAAGGGCAATCATATATAAACACACCTTTGGGGAAGCACAACTATTGGTGGAGTGCAACAGAAAATAGCCTAAACGGAAACGCTTATAATCTTTACTCGGAAAGTACTGCATCAAGAGGTGCCGTAGATAAAGGAGGAGACTGGTGGGTTATGGCATTCAGAAATGGGAAAATGGAGGAATAGCCATGAATAAGACGCTACTATTTGCACTATTCTTATCACTTACAAGCTGCGGAGGAAACAGGCCATCCCAGGAACAGAAGGATAAAGCTGACAGATACGTCCAAAGTCTCGTGGATGCCAATATAGGAATCTACAAAGGCGAACTGACCGACGCGAACTTTCTCATCCTTGCCGTAGACGCTTATTCTGGAGCAAACTTTGATGCTTATGCACGTACATACCTGGAAGAAGCACAAGGTAAAGGACTGGAGATAAAAGGAGTCTATATTGTAGACATCAAGAACTGCCAGTTCGGCGATGGCTGGGTATCCGGTGACAGGATAGGGAAGGCATTCAAGTAGAAAAAATGTTCTAATGAGTATCCTTATTCAGCTTAAATTAAATTATAAATAACTGATACACAGTGATTTTATATAATTCTTAGATAATCATTCGTAATGAGTAAGTCGCGGGTTCGAGTCCCGCTTTCGGCTCCGACTTAAAACCGCTTATTACATTGTGAATTAGGCGGTTTTTCTGTTTTCTATACTCATATTAAACACCCAGTACTATATTGGCGTCAATATTCAATTTCTGGCTGATTTCGCGGGCTACTTTCAAGGTCGGTTCACATTTACCGGAAATATAATCACTCAAGCGTGAAGGACTGACTCCGATTAATTTTGCTAAAGATTTCTGATTAAGTCCCATCTCATACATACGAAGTTTGAGGACATCAACCAGCGTTGGTTCTCCCAGTGCGAAATGTTCTTCAGAATAATCTGCAACGAGATTAGAAAGTAATTCCAACTCTATACTGTGAGGATTATCCAGAGGGGTTTCATCTGTAACCAGTGGAAGTAATTCCTCAACTCTTTTTACTGCCCAATCGTATTGAGCTTTTGTTTCTATCTTTGTCATGGCTCTTGGTTGATCGGTAATTGTCGATTCGGTTTAATTATAAAACAGAACAATCAGCTATCTTATCATACTCGGCATGAGTGCCTATAAAACGAATATAAACGAACTTTATAGTGAATTTTATCACTACAATCAGTCTGTAGCTATTGCCTTTGATATTGAATACATAATGTTGATTACCTATATTATCTACGCTATTAAAGGTCTTTTTTACGTCTGCAAAGCAAGTCCATTCGCTTCTTTTAACTATGGTAGTCCATTCTTGCAAAGCTACTTTTGCATCAGGATGCGCTTCTGCATATTCTTTTATAGCTTGTTCTGTAAATATTCTCAT